ACTCTCTCGCCTTTTAGCCAAACACCGAATCCTAAATCGATATCAATGTCAACTGTATCACCATCAATAACTCTTTTTACTTTACACCGATATTCATACATATAGTTTTTCCTTTTAAATTAAAAAGGGGAGATATGAAATCTCCCCGATGAAGTTTTACTTCTTATTCCAAATGTGCCATAGCACTGCTATAGCAACTAGTCCAACAAGACCTTGATCACTGAAAGTTGATACTAGTCCTAGAATATTATCTATGACGTGGATATCTGGCCAGAAGGGAACGTTCATGCCACTAAATAAAATTTCTAATACAATCCCTAAACCAATCAGGCTAACGCCAGCTTCCGCTAAACTAGATGCCCAACTTTTTATTTTTTCTAAGATTTCCATGAGAAATCCTCCTTGTTGTTAAACATAGTAATATTTATATATGTTTAACGATTTTTTCTTTTATTTCTGTTTCTACGTTTTGCTGATCCAATTTTGCGTCGGCCAGCAGGTGGTCTGTTTTTTCTTGGATGCGGCATTAAGCTAATGCACGCATTCTCTCAACTAATCTGTTTGCTCTGTTTGTGACTTGTTTATACCATCTAGAATCTACCATTTCATCAGCAGCTTGATTCCAATCTCTAGCATCAACTCCTCTTTTCATTCCTTTAAATTTGGAAAGACGAGGACGTCCCATATTAAACATCATATTTGCAATAATTAATTGAGCTTCTTCTGGCAAATCGTAAAAGTCTGGGTAAAGCTTGTTGCAATCTGACAAGACTGTTTCGATATCTTTGTTGAAGGCTTCATCGCATCTATTTGGGTCGACTGGTGTTCCAACAGGTTTACCGTATTCGGGGTCGTTTTTAGTAACCAAATGACCAATGCCAAAAGTAGGCAAGCCAAGATGATCCAAGTAAATTTCATTCTTTACTCCCTCATCTATTGCTAGTTGTGTTCTGAGTATTTCTAAGTTCATAATAATAATCCTGTAGTACCAGAATAGAATTGTCCTGGTACTACTATATATACAAGTTTTATGTGAGTATCTTGCCTTTAGTTTGTTTTAAATTATTTAAAGAATATTCTAAATAATCTAAAGACTCTTGTTTATACTCATTTCGTTTAAGAGCTCTTGCAATTTCTCTTTGAGCTCTATACATTTGTCCTTCTTGTAGTTTTCGCACTAAAAGATTTAATGCTCCATAGCTACTACTTAATAAAAATAGTAAACTACCCAGTAAGAAATTCCGATTTCTTTTTGTCATTGGTTACCCCATTAGATGTTATGTTAATCATTTGGGGACGCTTCTCTTCTGGAAGAACTACTTCTATACCGACAGTTAAAATTCCATCCGTTAGATCTGCTCCACTGACTTCGGCGTACTCTGACAACCTAAACGACTTTAAGAACTTTCGACCAGAGATTCCTTTATGTACATATTTATCTTGATCTCTTCTTGGTTCACGATCACCTTTAATAGTTAATACGTGTTCTTTGAGTTCAATTGAAATATCTTCATTTTTGAATCCAGCCACAGCCAATTCAATATCATACTTCATACCATCGTATTTTACAACGTTATGTGGTGGATATGAATCTTTTGCGTGATTTGTTATGCTTTCGAGTTCATCGAATAAATGGTCGAAACCTAAAAAAGCGTTCCTTGGGAACATAAAAGTACCAGTCATATTTTCCTCCTATTGACTTAGCAAGGTTTAAGTGGGACCCATTATTGGCATCCCTATATTATATATAGTAACTTTTTTCAAAATGTAAATAGCAAAATGAAAAAAAGTTTTATTTATTTCCTATGTTATACTTTGGGCATAGTTCCCATTCATTTTTTTCTTTAAAAGAAATTATTTTTATTTGTCTCATTGGAGCCATTGGTGTCATCTTATCTTTATCTTGAATTGTAATTAGACCCCAGTCACTCATAAGTTGAGCAATAGTGTTTCTTCTAGATATATCATTTTCTTCAAGATTAGATTTCTTTCCATCTAGTAGAAAGAGCTCTTTAAAATGCACAATAAAATATCTGCCTTGTTTATGTAGTATATGACAAGACTGATATAATTTTTTGTCTTTTCTTGAGGCTACTCCAATACGTGTTAGTGTTTCACGTACTTTAAGAAAATCATCTGGTTCATTTAATACCACTTCTAACATAGAAGTAGGAGACCATTCTATAGTTTTATTTTCTTCCACCTTTATTCACCTTTTTTTCTAATATTTTAATTTGTTCAGGTGAGAGAAGAGTCAAAGCTTGACGTGCTTTTTGATTGCTATAACCATAATATTCTTTGACAACTTCAACATCACTTTCTTTTGTTAATTTCATCCATTTCGAAAAACGTTTTCTTTTTCTAACTATATTTATAAGAAAGTCAAATTGTAAACGATTGTCAATGCTATGATGTATATTCATTTCATTAGCCATAGCAACAGTATCATTAAAATAGGATAAACTCCTATTAATCATAAAAGGATTATAAGCTTTTTCAGCAATGTCGTCTATCATTATATCCTTTTTAGTATAATTGATAGAGTTTACATATTCAAAAGGATTCATTATTTAAACTCAACATTTGCCATTATCTCTGTTAAACATGCGACTACATTTAATTCATGGTCTGCTACAAAAGCATTTTTGTATTGGTAGTCTGCTAAGATCAAAACTAGCTGAGGTATTGATTGTGGATTGACTTTGTCTGCCATTCTGTCATATATACCTCTAAAGATAGCTACAGCATCAACATCGATGTTGTTAACTACCCAAGCTCTCATTTTCTTGAAATCTTTGTTTTTTAAATTTAAGAATAAATCACTATAAACATCAGAACCAGCATTGATATTATTGCTAAAGCTAAATATGCCGCCGTACGAAAGTTTTTGTAATTCATTGATTATACGTCTCCAATCTGGAGCATATTTCATAATCAATTCCACTAAACTTTTATCATCGTACTTCACTTGCTCCTTGTTTAATATATTTATTAATCTTTTCATAAAAAGTTCAGCTAAATTAACTAACTCTTTTTTACTAGAATTAAATTCATATACACTACATCTAGAATGTAATGGTTCTATTATACGATTCTTAAAATTGCATGTAAGTATAAATCTACAATTTTTAGAAAACTCTTCTATAAAACCCCTAAGCGCGGGTTGTGTAGACTGAGCGTTTAGATAATCAGCCTCATCTAATATAACAACTTTATAACCACCTTGTAAAGATACAGATGACGCAAATTGTTTTATCTTAGTTCTTAAAGTGTCGATATTACCTTCTTCTGAAGCATTAATAATAATGTAATCCAAACCTAGTTGTTTACATAAAGCTTTAGCCACTGTGGTTTTACCAGTACCCGCGCTACCAGTAAATAACATATTAGGTAAGTTGCCAGAGTCGGCAATAAGTTCAAAAGGTTTTTTTAATCTTTCAGGTAATACAACATCTTCTATGTTTTGTGGTCGATATTTCTCAACCCATAAAAAATCAATAGACATAAATGTCCTTTCATAATATAAATTAAAATAAGATTAAGAAGATTGTTGTTGTAAAGATTCATAAAGTTGTACTAAAGAAATACATTGATCTCTTAGTTGTCCAATAGTGGTAAGCTCTTCGCCTTTGAAACCACCTCTTTGTGTAACTGCATCAATTACAGCTATAGTGCTTCTTGCAGCTCTATTTGCTGTTTCAACAATTTCTTGTTCAGGGGTCTTCTCAACTGGTTGAGCCACTTCAGTTTCTGGTTTATTTTTGTCTGCCATATTATACTCCATAAGTTTTAAAAAAGGCCATGTAAATTAATAATGCTATGATAAGTAACTTACCATAATCTAAATCCCAAGATGTACCTTCACCGATACTCTCAAGAAATTCAAAAATTTTGTCTTTTATTTTTTCCATAATTATTACTCAAAGGTTGATGTCTTTTCCAGTGCAATCCAATATTGCACGTTAAGATCTTTATGTTTAAAATTAGAAATAAGTTTAGATGATATGGTTACGTCGTAATCACCTGGTAGTATTTTCATATTAGATATACTCATAATGAAATTAAAATTATCTGAAGAAGATGTTCCAGGTACATCAATTGAAAATTTATTAGATGTAGCATTTTGACTATCTGTAACAGATAATGTTAAAAGATCTTTAGATCCACTTACACTCATTTCACTATGACCAAATGCACTAGCAGCATTCTTAATCTTTCTAAAAGTATCATTCTCTAAAACGAAAGAGACGTCAGAAGTTGGCATAGTAATATCTTTGTTAGGATATGTCAATGTTTCTTTAGATGAGTAAAAGTACTTAACCTTTAATCTACCAGAAGAATCTTTAAGTAATACATTATCATCTTCAAATTTAATATTAGGACTTGGATTTACAATAGCAATAGCCCTTAAGAATTCATTTAAATCATATATACCAAACTCTCTTGGTATATCTTCACTAATAGTTGCTGAAGCTAAAACATTTCTTGCTTCAGACATTGTTTTTATAGTACTACCTTCTGTAAAAAGCATATTTTGATTTATGCTTGCAAAATTTGTCAGTAGTGCTTCTGTATCTACACTCAATTCCATATTATATTATCCTCTTAATTATGGTTACATATTTTATTATATCATAAAAACTTAATAATGTAAATAGTTTTTTATAATATTTTACTAAAGTTTTTCTCTTTTGTAAATTCAATCTTATTCTCAAACTTATCATCTAACACTTCACGCTTATGAGATATAACAAAAACATTTGTATCATTGGTCAATGTATACAATATTTTAAGTAAGTTTTCAACACCATCGTGATCTAAACTAGAGTCAAAAGTTTCGTCTAATATTAATAGATTAGTTGATATTGAGTTTTTCATTTTTGCTATTTGACGCCATGAAAATAGCAGTGATAGATCAATTCTTTGTTTCTCACCTTCAGAAAAAGAATCATATGAAAATGCATCTCTATGTCTAGACTTTATAGTTTCTTGAAAATTTTCATCTAAATCAAAATGAACAAAGAAATCTAATACTTGAAGATATTGATTTACAAACTTATTTATAATAGGTAAATACTGCTTTATAATTTTAGTTTTAATACCAGTATCTCTTAACATTTCTATTATGGCAGAACTATATTTTAATTCATTATCTAAATCACTTTTTTCATCTGTTAATTTACTTAAAGATATTTTTATATTATTTAGTTCTTCATTAGCATTATCAACATCTGTAGTTGAAGAAGAATTAACTTCTTTATTTAACTTAGTCATCAATTCATTTAATCTAGTAATTTCTTTATTGTCATTATTAATATCTGATAATACCTCTCTGTAATATTCTTGATGACTATTAACAGCTTCTAAAGCATTCATTATTCCTTCAGACTTTTCAGATAACTCTTCCATATTTTTTTGTAAAGCTTTAGCTTCACTTTTGGATTCTTGTATTTTAGTTTCTCTAACTTCCTGAGTTATAGACTGAGTGCAAGTAGGACATTCTAAATGATCTTCATAAAACTTAGCATTTTTTACAACTGATTCTATTTTAGACCTTACCCTAGCCATGGCATGCATATTAGCTTGTTTTAAATCATTATATTCTTTAAGATTTTTTTCTACTTTAGGAATATGCAAATCATAATCACCTTGAGCTACTTTAATTCTTTGCTTAAGCTCAATAACTTCATGGTATGCATTATCAATCTGAGTTAATTTATCTTCTTTTACTTCTTCATTAAGTATTTTAATATCATTAATATATTTTTTCTGCGTTTCTATTTTATTTTGAGTGATATCAATTTTATAAGTAATATCTTTTAATGTTTCTCTTTGAAATGATAAAGATTCTTTAAGTATCATATTCATTTTTGAAAATACATTAATGTCTAATAAATCTTCAATCACAGCTCTTCTTTGATAAGCTCTTAATTGCATAAACGGTATAAATGAAGAAGATCCTAGAACAACTACTTGATGAAATGATTTATGATTTAACTTAAGTATATTTTGTTCTAATATTTTTTGATATTCTTTAGCATGAGATGATTGGTTTAACATTACACCATCTTTCCAAATCTCAAATATATTTGGCTTTATACCTCTTATAATATTAAATTGTGATTTACCTATTTTAAAAAATACTTCAGTTAAACAATCTTTCCTATTGATAGAATTTATCAATTGTTCTTTAGTAATATTTCTATGTGCTTTACCAAACAACGCAAAAGATAATGCATCTAAAGCTGTAGATTTGCCAGAGCCATTCTGTCCTACAATTAAAGTAGATTTAGATTTATTAAGATGTATTTCTGTTATTTGGTTTCCAGAAGATAAAAAGTTTTTATATCTGATTTTTTGAAATATTATCATTGTATCTCCAGAGCCTGTGCTTGTTGCATTAAGTCTCTCATTTTAATTTTTATCTTACCTTTATCTAAATCAGTATCCACTGCATCTATATAACTATCCATTAGTTGTGAAGTATCTTCAACTGAAACTTGGTCATCTTCCACATTTTCACCAACAAATTCATTAAAATTTTCTGCTATTTTTAAATCATATATCTGTTCATTTTGCACTCTGTCTACAAATCTGTCAAATGTAAAAGAATCATTTTTATTAATGACAATGATTTTTACGAATTTATTTTTCATATGATTAGTTGTATAATTATTATAATCCATTTCATTATCATTGTAAAGGATTTTTTCAAATAAAGTACATGTATTTTGTATCTTTTTTATATTTCTAGTTTCAGTATCCAATTCGTAAAAATACTTTGGATCATGATCATCTGACCAATAAAACTCTAAAGGATTTCCTAAATACATTATATTATCTTTTTGAGATGCTGTATGAAAATGTCCTGATAGTACTAATTCAAATCTTTTAAATATTGAATGATTAATACCACCTTTATGCACTATTCCTCCACCTATTGGAAATCCATCTAATTCTAAATGAGCACCTATCCAGTCTGCTTCACAGTTTTCTATAAACTTAAATGATGCGTCATAGTTCTCAGAATTTATCCATGGAACTAATCCGATGCTAAGAGAATCATATTTCATAACTCTTGGTTCCATCACAATATGTATTTCATTCATATAATGTCCAAGACATTCCTTTAATGCGTTAAGATCATTAGTGTTTTTAAAATATGTATCATGATTTCCTGGTATAATATCCATAGTCATACCATACTCTCTTAAAGGAGTTAAAAAATGTTTTCTATTATGATTAAGTGCTTTAAAATTAATTATTTTTCTATTATCATAATAATCACCCAAATGTAGTATATGTTTTATATTATTTTTTAAACAATGTGGAAAGAATATAGTTTCATAAAACTCAGCTGCATTTTTTAAAAAAATTTCAGATGAGTTTCTTACACCACAATGAGTGTCACTGATTATAGCTATTTTCATTTATACTCCCATAGTAAATAAAGCTTTTACACCGTGCATACGATCTGGCTTTTTTCTAGCAAATACACACCACTTTTTAATAACACTAACTGGTAAATCCGGAAAAATTTCTTGTTCAAATTTCTGAAAACTAGTACCAGTTGTATATACATCATCTACAATCCATAAAGGATCGCTAGGAGATTTAGTAGCATGCTTTCTGTTAATAGCATATGCTAATTCAGTTCCTCCTCTAGGTATGCCATAAGCAGCTCTGCAAGAACCACCTCTCTCTATCATCATTTGAGCTAAACAATCCCAATCTTGATAAGTAAGAGCATCACATTCTATTTTCCATTTCAAAGGTAATCCAGCATGACTGGTAAAATCTCCTAATTGAAATAAATTTGTTATAAAGCTAGAATTTCCACTCATATTATTCACAGCATAAACTCCTCTAAATCTGAATCTACGACGACACGTCTTCTCTTTTTTATTTGTTTAGTTAGAGTTTTTATTTTTTCATCTTTTACTTTTATCTTATCAATTCTATTTTTAAGAACATCTACAAAACTGTTAGTTACTTGAGATGCTGTCACATCAGCATTTTCATTTTCACTTATAAAATTTTCGATTCCAGATTGTGTTAAATATTTTAATTTTATTTCTTGTTGTTTCTTTTCTTTAGCTATTCTTCGTAAAAAAGCAAACCAAGTTATTTGAGTAAAGTATGCAAAAGCATTAGGTTTCCCGGTTCTAGTTGCTGCTTCTAAATTATAATTACTTATAGCTTTAAGACAATTTTCTACAGCATCCATAACCATTTCTTCTCTGTAAGTATATCTTATAAAATTAGCTTTGTGAGATAATCCTTCAGCTATTTTTAAAAAGCATGTAGCAATATAGTCAGTTACTTTAGGAACTTCTTCTTTTTTGCTTTTGGCCTCGCCTGCTTTTTTTACGTAGTCAACAACTGCTAATGAAAAGTCTGCATTATTTACATAGTGCGCATTTTGCCTTTTAGCCATTATTGTCTCCTTTATATTAATTTTATCATAGTTACATAGCAATGTAAACTAAAAAAATATGCATTTTTTTCACTTTTTTTGAAAATAACTATTTACAAGCTTGTGAAACTGTGATAGAATAGAACTATAGTTCGGTGGGGAAGGGAATATACCGCCTAATGTACGGTCGGTGATTTAGGTCTAAATGTAATAATATTGTTTTCATTTTCTTCAGTACCATCTTCATTAATTAACTTTTCTAAATCTTTGATATCTTTTTGTAATTCTTTTATAACTTTATTTTTAGTATGCTTATCTAAATCTTTAATACTTAATCTAGCTTTACTTTTTTTACTAGGTTCTTCTACTTTTTCTAATTCAATACAAAACTTTTTATACTGATCAATGAGGTATTCAGATGGACTAGCTTCAACAACAATATGTAAACTATTTAAAACTTGTAAATTATCTTTGTGATCTTGAAACATAAGCCATGGTCTAAAAGCATAATATCTAGCACCTTCTCTATAATTTTCCATACTTATAACTTTCATGGCTTTTCTTATTACCATTGAAGGTTCTTGTTCAGATGGCCATTCTACAACCTCACATACAATTTCTTCGTCATTTGTAAGTTTAAATTGTTTTATTTCATAATTCATTTTATATCTACCTTGTGTATATTGTATTTGAATTTTTCTTTTTTATATATCTTTATTCTTTCTAGTGCATGTAAGTATGAATAGTTGACTTTATCTTTAGACCTAATATCATCTCCAATATCAAAAAGTCTAGTATTAACATTATTATCACTTTTTCTTAATCCTCTCCCAATACTTTGTAAGACTCTAATTTGTGACTTACTTGGGCTAGCGAAGATAATGTTATGCAAGTTCCGAATATTAATACCAGTAGAAAAAGTACCGAGACTGGCAACAATAATAGCGTTATCTTGTTTTTCAACTATACCTCTTATAGCTTCTCTATCAGTAGTAGCTATTTCACCGGATACAAAAAACAACTTTCTCTTTTCATCTATTCTATTATATATTAGATCATAAAGTACTTTACCATGCTTTTCTACATACTGAAATAAAACTAAAGTATTTCCCTTTTGATCAGTTGCTAATTTACTAATAAAATTATTTCTATTACTATTATTTATTATGTAATCAATCTCTTCTTGATAAGTTTTTTTACTAAAATTTAATTTATCAGAAGCACTATATTGAAGCATTATTACAGATATGTTAAGTTGAGCTAAAGTATCAGAATCTTGCAACTTGCGTGTTGTAGTTACTTTAAATATTTTTCCAAATAATCCTTGCAGAACTAGTTCATGGGTTTGAGTACCATCTAAAGTTCCAGTAGTACCAAATCTGTATTTTGCTTGTCTAGCTTTATGCATTATTGATGTTAGTGACTTAGCTTTAAATCCATGACATTCATCACCAAACACCAAACCAAATTGATCAAACCAATCTATATTTAAACGATGTATAGATTGCCATGTACTTATCATGACTTTTTTATCTGTGGTTTTATCTTTACCTGAATATATTAAATGATTGTGATCATAACCATAAGTTTTAAAATCATTATTAAGCTGCTCAACTAAAGAAGTAGTGGGAACTATAATTAAAACTTTATCATCATAGTTATCTATATACCATCTCATTAAACAATATATTATTAAAGATTTACCAGATCCTGTAGGAGATACTAATATTGCACGCATTCTTCTGATACCTTCAACAAAAGCATCAAATTGATAATCTCTAATTTTATGTGGAAGATTTAAAGATTCTATAAATTCCATTAAGAATTTTAAATTTATAGGATTCTCTTCATCCGGAGAACCATAAACAGAAGGTACATACTCCATATTATAGTTTCTTTTTGAACTAAAGTTTCGTAAATAAGGATATAATCCAACGGGTAATTCTCCAGATGTAGTATTAAATAATTTTATTTTACCATCCCATATACGCCTTCTAAATGCTGGCATAAATTTATAACCAGGAACATAAAAAGAAAAGAATTCTTTTAGTTCTTCAGCTATACTAGGATCGCATTTAATTTGTAATACACTTTCATTTTGTTTAGTGATTACTAACTTATCCACCACTCTCGAATACTTTCCACTTTATCATATTACTAATAGTTTGATGTCGCCATTTTAAAGTATCAACAATCTCTGTCAATACTGAAACTGTATTTTTATAATATTCTATTTTTTCTTCAGATTTTTGAATCTCAGGATCTGCATCATAATAGTAATCCATTTCTCCTTTTAATATTTTTAAACCGTTAAAGGGATCAGGATTCCAATTTTTTTCTTTTATTTCTTCTTCTGATAATTTTCCATTATAATACAGCCATTTATCTTTCAATAGTACTTTTTGTTCCATTTCAGATTTTTTCAACTGAAACTTTGCTAAACTTAAAAGTTCTAAATATTTGGCATGTAGTTTTGGAGTTTGTTTAGAAGATTCATCGAGAGGCATCTCGATTAAAGAGTCAGTTTTCCACTGCTCTAAAATATCATTCAATTGTATCATAATATTCCTTTATTTTATTTCAAAGTAAGTAAATCTAAATGAAGCTGGAAATGTTAAAAATGATTCTCCACCGGCAATTGTTTGAAAATTTAAATCACCTAATTGAGTTGGTACACAATCTTTATATATAATTGATTTTGTTAGTATATTTTTATTATTTAATATTCCTACTGTAATATCAGCTTGAGAAGGACTTAATGTATCACTTCTTTTAGAAGCTATAGCAGAAGTGTAGTTTTTTTCAATTAAATCTTCCATCCAAGAATATAATTCAGTATAAGACTTCATATCTTCATCAACTAATATTGTTAATATGACTTCACTAAATACAAGTTTATCTCCAGGTAAAGGAATGCTACCTATTCTTTTAAAGGGTACTTCAACAGAACTCATAGTCATACCTGGATGTTGAAATGATTGACAAAAGAATTCTAAATTAGAATAATATTTTCTATCAATAACAACTTTATAACCCGTAGGTTGAAGATAATTAAAATTAGTTGTGAGTGTAGATTTAGCTGCCATAATCTTATTTATACAAAAAATAGGGGATAGCTTTTACACTATCCCCAAGTTTAAATTAACGTTTATTGTTAATTATGAATATTATACGTCGAGGATTTTGTCGACTTTAAATATTCTGTAATATTGGTTAGTTCTTGGTGTTGCTAAACCATCAGAAGGAGCTGATCCTACAAATGGGTTTGATACCATTCCATATCGTGTCTTAAAGCCGATTCTTGGCTGGAATGTATTCTCAGCAACTGCTCTGACCATTGTTAGTGGTACGTATGGGCAATAGAAAAGACCAGCATCGTATGGGTTAGTTCCTTTATACCCGACTGTTACATAGTCACCAGTTGAATATGGATCAATGTATACTCTCATCTTACCGTTCATTACACCAGCAAATGTATTTCCTGTGTCATCAACGTTAAGGTTTGTACCAGCCATTGAGTAATCTAACATTCCTGTTGCAGATAAAGCAGATGCTACATCTGAGGAACATACGATAAAGTTACCTTTACCTCTACGTGTTTGCTTTGCAATAACGTTAGCTTCACGGTCGATTTGAATCATTAACCCTTTAAACTTCTCAGCTGACCATCTGCCATCTGCATCTGTTTTTAGATTAAAGATACCATTCACTGCAGTGTTAGCAGTTAAAGCACCGAGTTTAGCTTGTGAGTTAATTGTTCTAACAACTTCACGGTTGATTTCAGCCATGATTTCTGTTGATAGAATGTTAGCCAACTCAGATTCTGCATCCAATCCGTGGATTGCTTTAAGATCCTGAGCTAGTTCTAAACTATATTCAGCTTTGAGAGCTCTTGACTTTGCAGTCACAGTAGCTTTCTCAATTGTAAATCCCATTTCATTGAATGTAGATCCACCTGAAGAACCTAATGCTTCAGCACTGGCTGTTGACATACCACCTGCAGCTAGAGCTGTAAGGTCTGAGTCATCGATAGTACTATCGCCGTCAAGATCCTGAGCTAAATCAAGACCAGAAACGTTGTCTGAATCGTGTGTTCCTGCGGAATCACCAGAGAATCTTGTTTCAGCTTCGTTGAATAGAGCTTCACGGTTTGAAGTTGAACCACCTTGTAGTCTAGACTTCATTGCGAAGATTAAACCAGTTGGTCCTGACATTGGCTGAACACCACAAATGTCATAAGCCATTAGATTTGGCATAGCTCGTCTAACAAGAGCAATTAACACTGGGTTCCAGTTTGAGGTTGAAGTTGTATTATTTGCAGGTGCAGCCTCTGACATAAACTGCATCTGGCCTGCCTCTTCTCTTAAGGCAATTTCTTGGTTTTCAAGAATAGCAGCTGTAACTGCTTTTCTGTGATGATCGTTAATTTTACCCGCAGTCTCTTCATTTAGTACTGGGGACCATTTTTCGATCAACTTGTCATATGATACTGTATTTTGCATCATTATTGGCTCCCTTAATTTTTATCGGTTTTTCTAATTGCTTCTAAATATTTGTCCATTGACCCGGATGCTACTACAGGAGTAGATTCATCTTCGTCAACTTGTTCTTCAGAAACATTTTGAGTTTTAGTTTTAAAATAATTTTCTTTAAGAGTATTTACTTTGTTAGTGAATGACTCTTCGTCCTCAAAATCAACGTTTTCAGCTAACTTAATAAGTTTTTCAACTTGAGTTTCAGCTAAACCTTTACATGCTTCTCTTATTACAGAGTCACGCTTAAGACTTTCTAACTCAGCTGATTGATTCATTGATTGCTCGGTTTGTTTGTTAAGTTGCTCTTCTAATTCTGCAACTTGATCAGAAAGATCATCAACTAAATCTACCTTAGATTCAGGAACCTCAATGTAGGACTCAGTGAATAAATCTTTTAAGTTATTCATAAATCCTTCTGCGATTTCTGTGCGTAGGCCACTTTGGATTGCAAGTTTATTTTCTTCCATCCAGTTTTCTACAACGTAATTTAAGTAGTTATCAACTTTCTCAACGAGTTCAGCTTTAGTAGCTGTAATTTCTTCGCTAAGTTCGTTTTTGTATTGATCTTCAATCCGATCTATTTCTTCAGATAATTTTGTCTTCAGAGCCGCTTCGAAAATTGTTGCTGCTTTAGTTTTGAATTCAGCTGAAAGTGTTGCTTCTGATTCTACTAGTGCATCAAGATCATTAGAGAAATCTACATTAGTCTCTACTTCTCTTACTGCTTCTGTATCTTCATCTTCATCAATTTCAGTTGATTCTGAATAATTGTCATACATATCAGCTAATTGTTTTTTAGACATGTTGTTCATTTTACTGAACATAACATTTATCATACCAGCTTTAGTTTTCGGCATAGGGTCTTTAGTAGTATTATCTGCGGCTGTTCCACCAGCCATTTTCCTTACTGGAGCTGACTTACCCGCATCAGCTGCTTTATCGGCAGCTGCCACAGAAGCGGCTTCAGCGTCTTTAGGATCGACAGCTTCTTCTACTGAGGCTTCTTGAATTTCTTCCTCTGGAGAGTCGATTTCGATATTATCTTTATCAGTCATTATTATGACTCCCTTTGCTAAATGTTTATTGTTTTAGTAACGAGAGGAAATTCTTAAACTCACGAACTTCTGTCGCATAGCGATCGGATCGTGGAGCATTTTTAATTTCTGTCTCCATTTGTTCAATTGCTTTCTGTTCAATAATTCCGTTGTTCCATACCCATTCTACTCCTTCCATAATCCCATTAACAAATGCTCCTGGAGCAGATGGATCTTGTACGATATCAACCGCATTTAGAATATAGTCGTCTTTAACGACTGCAACGTTATTTTGATTCATTAAGCTTCCCATACCACGAGTTGAAACACCTAATTTTACACCTCCATCTAGTAATTGCTTTGCAATAGTACCATTTGGAGTATCTAAAATTTTTGCTTTTCCCACAACATCATTACCTTGAAAATTCATCTCAGTAACGAGGTGTGAAACTTTATCTAAGTTAATAGTAGGACCACTAGGATGATTTAACTCACCTACGGATCTACCATTGCTTACGAATTCTTTATTATATTTTCCAACTGCCTTTTGTAAAACTGGCAGAGGATATTTTCTTTTATTTCTATTTTCTTTTTCGGCTTGAGCAAATATGCCTTCTATCATATATGTCTTTTTGCCTTTTTTATCTTCTTCAACTATAAGTTCTAAATTATGCTCAATATGTTCTGATATTAATTTCATATCAACCTCTTGGAAATTCTATTTTAGTAAAGTGTGTAGTAGTAACTCCACTATAAACTTGTTCAGTTGTTTGTTTAAACATTACTATAGGTTGATTTGCAGCAATTTGAAAAGATGCACCGGTATTCTTATTAGTTATTGTGTCTGCTGCTGTTCCCATAATATAAAGAACTTTAGCTCCACTAACAGATGATGCATTACTACTTCCATTTAAATTATTTACTTTAGCTGCTAGAGGTGTAATTTGAAATGTCATTTGCTTTTCCTATATTGTTTTACAAATTCTTTAGCTGTCATCATTGCTTCTTTCTCAGATTTATAATCATCCAATTTATCGCCATCAATATATAAGCTAAAAGACGTTTTACCTTTTGATTTAGAAGAAGATATTTTCACAGGTACACCCATTAACTTTTTGTTAACGACTGTCTTCTGTGATTCTCTTATCTCATTAAACTTTTTCATTATAGTATTATTTATAATTTTAAGATTTTTTACTCTGGTGTATCATCATCTTGATCATAATGAAGTCCATCATTTCCGTTCTGTCCTATGATATCTATACGCTTATTTGATTCATCTTCATCCCAATCTTCTTCAGAATCTTCTATGTTTTCTTCTGATTCTTCAGTATCATCGACAACTTCATCTGATTCTTCACTATCATCTATTTCTTCTTCAGATGGATCTTCATCATTAAATACTTGACTTGCTAAGTTAATCTTTTCTTGTTCCAAAGCATCATCAACTTTAGCCATCATCATATCTTCAAAATCTTTGCTGGCAGAAACATAGTCTTTAGCAGTCACTGCATTTATAAAGTTTTCTGCCGGTGAAACCTCAGGAGTTTCACTTTCAGCATCTACTGTATTTTCTTCACTCATTATTTTTTTCTCCTTTAAATTTAAATTAATTAACCGTACATCGCTGTTGATGGCGGTGTAAAATCTTTATCGTATATTGCTTGTCCTTTTACTACTCTTAAGTTAGATATGGAACCTTTAAGTTTATAATCATTAGCGGTATTACCTCGTCTAGCACCTATCGTAAGAAATGTGTTTCCATAGTTTTGAGAGTCGCTCCAAGACATTCCAGCATCAAGTGACCCGTTAATAAAGAGAGACCATGTTTGAGATTTTCTAACTAGTGCTATATGATACCATCTATGTGTTATGATAGCTGTACTTCCTTCATAGAACGTAGGAGATCCACCGATATTATAAACTCTTATCTTACCATTATACTGAGCCGCGGCTATATAACCAGTATCAGTTGAATTTGAAAAATCAACAAAGAAAGGAGCATCGGCAACCGACTGAAAGTAAACCCAGAGTTCAATTGTTGCATCTCCAGTACCAAAAGCAAAATCAGCAGTAGTCCCAGTTGTTAAACTACTAGTATTTCCAGTACCTCCAGCAAAATATGCAGATTTCATTCCACCAATTGGAGCAAAGTTGCTGACAGCAGGTGCTGTCGTTCCATTAGCGGTTATCGTTTGATTAGATGATCCATCAGTAGTAATAGTTGAATGATGACAACATAATAGTTTTGTATTGCTAGCAGTAACAGTAATTCCATTCTGAGCTGATGTTGATGTTGTTAGTGTTTCTTTTAGAGGAAGGAAAGGATACCTAGACACTCCTCTACTTAATTTTACTTGAGATACATAACCATTCCAGCCACCTGATTCATTATAAGGTCCTGTCCTATATGTATTTCCTGTGAGACCTCCATAGGACACGGCGGCAATCTTCTCAGTACGAGCATAATCTGCTCCTTTTGTGCCATCAACAAATAAGACTAACTTACCTGAATCTTTATTCCTTACTACTGCAATGTGATGCCAGTTACCATCAAGTATATTAATATTAGGACCAACAGCAGTAAAATTTGATCCTGAAGAGTTATGATCACTGCCTATGAATAAAGTTAAATTACTATTGTTAGATACATCAGCATAAAGTGCCACACTGCTACTACCATTGAATGTGTGTTGAGAAAAACCCATTAACTGAGGATCAATGCCATCTTGAGTTTCTGCAGTACCATTCCATTGATACCAACCTTCAAGCGTACCACTTTCAATAGGATGTATAAACCTACCCTGTCTTATATTTGATTGTGATGTCAACTCTAGAAAATCATAGTTTGTTTTATCAAATTGTAATGATGGCACGGAATATTTCTGTGAACCAGTACTTGAGTTGACTGAATTATTACTATAACCTGCGGGTGAACCTCCACCTCGAGGAAAGAGAGGTTGACCTCCCACTACATCTCCAACACCCCAATTAGACCAGTTGGCTAGGAAAACCGTATGGCTAGCTGTTATACTATTATTAACACTTGTAACATTATCGACATCAGGTCTTTTTAATGAATGATAGGTTGAACCAGTTTTAGTAAAATTTTGATACGGCGGATAAAAAACATTAGTATAAACAGCTGTGCCTTTAACTATTCTTATAGGTCCTAAAACAACATAGTTGTCACCAGGACTAAACTTAACAGTATCAGCTGTATTGTTAATATTGACACTAGACATACTGGACGCTGAGTGATAATGACCGTTAGAAAAGAATTTTGCAGTTCCACTTTCTCTGGATACAGCAATATGCCTCCACCCATTCTCATCATTATTACCTCTTGCATTAGATTCTACCAAAGGAACTGTCTCACTTGAAGTAGTACCATAAGAGAATTTAATTAGCCTATCAGTATCTTCAAATATACAAAATCCAACATTACTTGAACCTCGAGTATCTAAAATATTTCTTCTGCTGCTATTTGATGTAATTTCACGGTAATACCAAAGTTCCACTGTAAAATCGCCGGTACCGAAAGCAAAATCTGAATGTCCTGCAGCAGAAAGTGCAGTGTGTCTACCTAGTGATCCTCCATGTTTATCAGAACTCCATTGTTCTTGCATTTTATAAGGTGAAAATGGCTGAACAATCATTCTTGTAACTTTAGAATTATCTAATGTAAATCCCTTTCCTGGTGCTGCTCTCATGAGACCTTTTACATAAGGAGTATTACACGTCAGTAATACAGTACCTGATATTGCTGTAAGTGGTGCTGTTGGTGGGGCAAAAGCAGCTGTATAAACTGCAGTTCCTTTCACTACTCTAAAATCTGCTATATAACCTTTCCATCTACCTTGATTGGTTCCACTAAAACCACTATAAGCACGTCCTAAACGAAGAGTTGTATCAACATAGTTATTATTATCTGAAGCTGAACAAATTTCTGTACCATTAGCATATAGTTTTGATGTACCACTAGCTCTAACTAAAGCATAATGTACCCATTCATAGCGAGGATGTTTCCAATCTGAAGATGTACTATATCCGGCAGACTGCATTAAGATACTACTACCTACTCGAATATACCATGTTCCGCCTGAAAACATGTCCATTGTTATGTGAGTTGTACTTGCAGAACTGCCTCTGAAATCAAATGGAATCATTGAACCACCGGAGCTCTCATCATTCCAACACCAAAATTCAATTGTATAATCTCCTGTACCAAACTGTGAGCCCTGGTTTGGAATACTTATTTCAACTTCCGAAGTATATTCAGTAGGATCTGATGTATTACTCGAAGTAGGATCTCCACCGAATAACCAACTATATAAAACAGGTGAATATGGAGTAAAGCTTTGTACATATGATTTAGGATTAGTACTAACGTTTGATAAAGTATGAGGAGAATCCGATTCATCTGTAGCTACTGAATGATTCTCTACATTATTACCTCGGGCAGCAAAGAACATTGAAGTAGATTCAGAATTTGCTACTGTTGTATCAAACTGTAAACTAAATGTTGAAGAAGCTGTAGCAGTATTGATTCCGTCAGATGCTGTAAAACTCAGTGTACCTGCAGCAGGAGAAGCTTCTCCTACAGAATCTTGTGATTTTGGTATGATAGTATATACTGACGAATCATTAGAAACATAAGCTATATTATTGAATGCAGAGTTTGCTGAATAAGTCCAGGTTAGTGGAAATCCTTCTGAGTCTCTTGCCGCCAATGTGATAGTTGTCGCAGTTCCATTATTGTATGCTGTAGCATCTGTTGCTAGTGCATAACTTGCACTCGGACTTGTCGTAAATATTGGTGTAGTATTAATTATAGCAATGTTAAACCAGCCTTGACCGGTATGAACATAAAGTCTGTCTGAATCTTTTGCAAATCCTAAAGAACCTGCATTATTTGAATCATAACTAGCAGGAAGTAATCCAGAACTATCATACGCTGTCACTCCTAATACTGCTAGTGAACCATCAGATGCAATGTTGTCTGTTTTTACAGCCTGCCCTAAGCTCTTTGCTAAATCTCTTGATCTGGTTTCTGCCATATTAATTAATCATCTTTGTTATAGTTAAAAGCAAATATTGGAACTTTATACCAACCACCATAATCATTTTCTCCGTTTCCTACCCAGATGTATAGCGAGTCCCAACCAAAATTTCCATCTTTATCTTTATAAACAAAACCAAGATCTCCAACTGAGTTACCACTAGTAGGAAGATTCGTAATAGCCGTGTACACTGTCACTGCACTAACATCGAGTGCACCCGCAGGAGTTATAGTGTTAGCTACAACCGCCTTCGTCGCTCTTCTTGCTATCTTTCTTGCTCTTGTTTCTGCCATTTTATCTATTTATCCATACATCGCTTCTGCTGGTGAAGTGA